CCGGTTATATGGATTGCTTAGCATTTTCTGCCAGCTTTTCTAATACTTCGGTGTCGATTCCGTCAAACGGATTTGCGTTCGTTTTTACCTCGCCGCTTAACGCCGTTTCTTTCCGATCGCGCCACTCATCCGGTTTGCGGTTCTTCAGCCAGAATATCTGTGCGGTCGTGTCAGGCGCGATTTGTTTCAACGTTTTCTCAATCCGTTTCCTGTCGCGCCCTGAATCGTCTTTCTCGATAATTTGCTTTACTTCTTCATACTCATAGCCCAACGCCTTTTTTAGGAGCGCATTCTCGACCTGACGGTCTACGACCTCTTTCCCTCTTTTTAAGGCCTCTTTTAATGATGGATACTCATTTTTCCATACGTTCAGCGTCTGTTCGGTGATACCTATGTTATGGGCTATTTGCTTATCAATCAGTCCATCCCGCGCCCATCCCTCAATCTTCAATAAACCTTCTTCGGTTATCCAATCATGATATTTACCTCTCCTTCCTTTCGGTTTCATCTTCTTCATCCTCTCTATCGAAGGTTCTGATATTTTTTCAAGGCCGTGCCCAGGCTTTTTTCCGCTTGATTGAGATTACCTGCAAGCGCCATGCCACGGATCGACTTAATTTGCTGCTTCGAAAGTAAGTTTCGGTACTCCCTTAACTGGCGTACAAACCAATACTTCTCCCTATCTTCAATCATCTTCGTTTACTCTCCTGATCAGTTCCGCTTTCTTTCCGGTATATTCTTCCCAACGATTTATAATCACATCAACATATTTTGGATCAAGTTCCATCATGTAGCATATTCTGTTTAATTGCTCACAAGCTATTAAAGTTGAACCACTACCGCCGAAGTTATCCAACACTATATCACCGCTTCGTGTATTGTTCCCTATTAAATAGCTTATTATTGAAATTGGTTTCATAGTAGGATGCTCTGCATTTCTGGTGGGTCTATCAAACTCTAGCACTGTAGATTGTTTTCTATCGCTGTACCATTTATGTGCAGAGCCTTTCTTCCAACCATATAATATAGGTTCGTGTTTCCAGTGATAATCTTGCCTACCCATAACAATGCTATTCTTAACCCATATCAAACACTGTCTTATTACCCATTCATTATCAAAGCAAGCACCCCTAAAATTATATCCTTCCGAATCGGCATGGAATATATAAAAAGAAGCACCTTCTTTCATAACACTATCAGCAGACTTAAAAGCTTTATAAAGAAACTCTCTGAATTTGGAATCATCCATTTCGTCATTATTTATCGTGAGTGCATCTGCAGTCTTGCCAACATAAGATACGTTGTAAGGTGGGTCAGTTAAATACATATCTGCTTCAACACCATCCATTAGCCTATTCACATCTTCCCCTGTGCTATCACCACACATCAACCTATGCCTACCCAACTGATATATATCCCCCAGCTTAGCTTTAGGCTCTTCAGGTACTTCTATCTCAAAATCATCTTCTTCAACTTCTTCAATAAATTCCACATTGTCAAAACCGAATTCTTCCATATTGATGTCTATGTCATCTAATTCAACCATGAGTAAATCCATATCCCATTCGGAAAATTCTGCGACCTTATTATCAGCTAATCGAAAGGCTTTAATTTGTTCAGGCGTTAGATCATCAGCAATGATGCACGGCACTTCTTCTAAGCCTAATTTTTTAGCAGCCTTTAATCTTGTATGCCCCGCCACGATCTCATCTTCAGAATCAACTATAATTGGCACTTTAAACCCAAAGTTTTTAATACTGCTTGCGACCGCATCAACCGCTGCATCGTTCTTCCTGGGATTATTTACATATGGAATTAAGTCGTCGACGTTTTTGTTTACTATTTTCATTATTGCTCCTTTTCATGTCAGCGAATGATTTTTACAGATCAGCCTGCACGTTCGTGTACTTTACTGTGAAACCCTTTCTCAGATTAGACCCCATGTAGCAAATTCCTCAAAACTTCCCATAGACGCAATGTAGTCTCTTGCAATTTCTACAATTTCAGAATATGGTCTACCATCGAC